AACCGTAGTATTTCCTCTTTTCAGTGAAGTGCATATTGTGTACATGTTATTCTAATAATGTCTATCCCATTGGATAGAGTTTTCTCTTTATGATAGGTATAATCCTAACAGGTGTCTGCCGTTCGATCTCCTCATCCCTCTGTGCCTTTGTACCAAACAATATACCTCGTGAGCAGATCATTGCTTTCCTCTCGGCAAAAGGTGGGTTTTGCTGACGCTCCACATCGCGCCCTGCGGTTGCTCTTGTTTGCTTCTTCATACATTTGTTAAATTAATCTGATAAAGATAGTCCTATTGGACAACAATATACTATCAAAGCAATAGCCTCCCGTCAAGTGTAATTTATGTTAAAGCACAACCAGAAGAAATGTCAATAATCATTTATACAGTTGAAAACTCCGGATCTTTCAATCGGGAGTTTCCAGAGTTTCTATCTTTATCAATATACCCTAAACACTAACAATAAAGTGTTTACCATAGTAATATGGTGTGCGAGGTCTGATTACTCGCATGTGTATAGTATATACGTTAAAAGGAGGCAGTCAAGCCTCCCTTTATGGTATACCACATACTCTCACTCTTGTCAAGTCTAGTAATTCTCACACACCTTGCTGTTATCCTTGTCATTGTCGCATAGCCACTGTATCCCCTGTTCTGCAAATATTCTCACCTTAAACATCGTATCTGCTACAAGCCAACACATAGCCAGTGCAATAAGGATCAAAACTGTTATTTTAAATGTATTCATGTTGTTGTTTGATTAGTTTAATAAAATTGTTACACTATTTCGTCATCTCTATATCTTGTTGTTACTCTCTCGCCAGTTATACCTAGCTCTGCGCTAGACTTGTTACATTCCTCACATTTCCACAATGGTGTTACGTTGTCATGGAAGTTTCTGTCATCATAGCAATATTTTTTCTCTTGTTGATGTCCACAGTTCTCACATTCATATATGCCTGTAAAGTCCCTGCGGTGTTGTGATACTTTTTTGATGAGTTTCATGTTGTTGTTTGATTAGTTTAATAAGCTGATACTGGTTGTTCTTGGTTCTCCTCGTAACTGCTTTCATTCCATTCGCCCTGTCCCTCGTTAGTCATGGCATGGAAAAATCTTTTAATAGCTATGGTTAGTTCTTTATAGATAGCTTGGTTCTCCTCTGTAAGTGTATCTATATCAAACATGCGTCCACTCTGTATAGCTCCCAACAAGCCACCGCCTAGATAATTTTGATAAGCTCCACATATTGCGTCCTCTCCTGTCTCCAGTATCTCTGGGAATAGCTCTGATACGTCTACTTTTATATTGCCACCCCTAGAGCTTAAATCAGTAGCAAGTATATTGTTTTCTATGTACTCGTTGTAGTCTTTAATCTTTTTATTTGTTTTCATATTGTTATAAGTTATATTGATAATTGAAAGGTATACACCCTCCATGTTGTCCGCTACCTTTAACGGACAATAGCAAGGTATAGTTTACTCCTCTTTATTGTATTTAGCGAGTAATTTATCCATAAAGGCACATTCCATTATTGTGATATTTTCCATGTTTTATGGTTAGTTATTCTGCTATAAATATGCTAGCTATTTCCCATACTCCTGTTTTAATGTTTTTAATTTCAGTAGTTATTTCACCCTCTATAACCCTTGATCGCCATATTCGGCAATTAGCACCTTTAATAATCAAATCATCTGTGTGTCCTTGTTCTATAACTGGTAACGCATTGTACTGCTTTAAAGTATATCCGTTCATAATAATGTTTATATGTTAGTGTTCTTGATAAGATAGACGTAAACTTGCACTGTTCACGGCTGACAATAAGTATAGCAAGCGAGTACATGAAGTCAATAGACAAAGCTTTAAATATGTGTTCCATTACATTCTCTGCGGTCATTCTTGTTAGAAACACATTATGGGTATATACCCAAAACAATACAAAACCCAACACAGGACAAATCAGGGGGCATGTGATTGCTTGGTTATGTAGGAGCTAGGCATGTAACCCATTGGAATGTGAAAAAGTATAGCCGTAGAGTATCATGGTAGGTCATGGGTAGTCCGGTTAAGTGTCGCGAGAGGTCGTGAGAGGTCGTGAGAGTACACCCACCACCCAAGACACCAAACAAAAAGGAAACACGCCCTCATGTATTCAAGTTCAGGGTTACAGAGTACATAAAAAGGTACTAAACCCCCACTATTACATTTACGGAGCTTATAGAGCCTTGTGTGAGGTCATTTTTTGCAAAAATCCTTATTCTTGTTTGTTTGTGTCTAAATAAATCACAAGTTATAAAGATTGTCAAGTGTTATAAAAGAACACAAAAAGACTAAGTTGTTAAGACTGGTTAGTTTTGGTGCGACTTGACAAAATCTGTATATTCTGTTATTGCGACTTCATCTGTATCATCAAATCCACAATCTGTCAAGTAGTCAAGTAAATTCCCCTGATAAGCTGTAGCATTTTCTTTTGCGGTTGTCAAGTCTTCTTCTATTATTTCTACAAAATAGCGTATAAAGGTTACCCTTGTTGTTTTAATCATATGGGTATAAGTTAAGTCGATAAGGTACATTAACAGTGTAGCAATCACGCTCAGCTTGTCAAGTCAGAAAAACATTTGAACACAACCAAGGATGAAAGTCAAGGGTTAGCATGCCCCCCCACACTATAGAGTACAACAGCACAAAGCTTGACATTTGTCAAACAATGTGAACACAGTATTGACAGGGTGTCAAGTATATGGAACGGGGGGGGAGGGGGACATGTACCTTTGGATTGTATGTATCCACTAACAAGATTTTGTACACCATTTTTGAAAAGTTGCTTTTTGATCATAACTTGACATTTCACACGTTTCATGCCCAACCCTTATTTGTGTTTGACAAATGGGTATGAACATGGTGAAACCCTTGTTATTGGTTGACATTGAAATATCAATATGCTATAATATCTACTGTTTAGAAGACGGCACCAAGGATTGTATCTTTGGTCTGATAGGGTTGACTTCGCTATATACGGAGCGTGGGTATAGCCACACCTATCGGACTAATGGTAGAATACATTTTGGCTCGGCTCTGTCGGTCTAGTGAAATAACAGGGACAGAGAAGGAGCAAGTATCAATATTGTTAGACTTAGTAAAGGATAAGTTATATATCTATGCTGGGACAGGTATTTTAAAGAAAACTGAGAAAATAGATGTAGAAAAAGAAATAGAAGATTATAATAAAAAACATGGTATAGATCCTCATGTGCAATGGCCTTGTCCATTACACCACTATCCTCCTAATCAACAAGTTCCACCGTTTGACTTCCCGCCAAACCCATCAGTAACTTGGTGTTAATATAATAAATAAAGCCCAAGGTTGTACCGAGGGCTTTTGTATTAGATTAATTATTGCTTGGACAGACCAGGTGAAGGAATTTGTCCTCCGAAGGTAAGTTTTTACTCCTGGCCTGTAAGAATAGTATAGCATAGATTAAAAGAAAAAGCAACCAGAATAGGTTGTTATGACATAAAAAGGGTGTTTTGGCAATCTAGCCCGGATACTATATACTCCTTTATATTATACCCTTTACGTGTAGGTATAGTCCTTCTAACAGATATTCACAAAAAAATAAGCTTTTGCTTTCACTGTTAGGGACTATCCAATTATACCCTCCACATAGCGGTTTTGACCTGCTACAAGCCAGTATATTGAGCTCTACCTGCTTAAAGATTCCATATCAATATTGTCACATAGAATCCCAGCTGTATACAGAATTCACACAAGATATATAGCTTTTTAACGTCGTTAGATAGATTTAACCTTCTCGACATCCGTTAGGATTATTATTTAATTGTATCTACATTATAGCATATTTGCACTAAGAAGTCAAGTACCTAAATACAACTGCGGTTACGATAGGTGTTAGAACTATAAATAAGAATCCAAACATTATCCAATCCATTATTGTTAATAGACCTCGTGTCATATTATTTAGGTTTAACCTTCTTAGGTTTCTTCTTTTCTTTTTTAGGGCTTCTTTCATGTGTCATATTATTTGTTAAGTATAATCCAAAGACGAGCAACTGCTTCTTCTGGGGTTTTACCGACTTGGACAATGTTTGCAGAGATATTCAGTTCATTTTTCCTGTTTGAGTTAATGGCAATCCATTGTACATCAACGCCCAAACACTCGTCAAAGTTTCTTCCGACTTGGCTAAAATCCTTCCCACAAGCCTCTATTAGTTCTGAGAGTGACGGATTATAGACAGTAAACTCTTCCTTATAAGCGAGATTATCGTTATCTAAATACCAACCCTGTTCAGAGACAGCTTTATTAAAGTTCCAACACCAAAGTGGTAGTCTTTTATCTGTTAGCTCTTGCGGAAATCCCGCTTCTTTTAATTCTTTTGCTAGTTCGTAACTAATCATCTATCTATTATAGCATACTTTTATCCAAAAAACAATTGACAAACAAAATTAACTATGTTATAATGTTAGGCCATGACAGAAGACACCCCAACACAAGTAGATGGAATGTTATACAATGCTACATTAATTAAGATGGAAGCAACGCGAGAAGATACAATCAACATCTTTAGAGACCATCAACATATACCACGTAGCGAGATTATAGAGAAACATCCAAAGCTATTCGAAATTTATCAAGACAAATCTGCTAAGGTAAATGCAGTAAATCGTATCTACCAGCATGTACTTGACAATGCTGAGTTTTATAGTATAACAGCACAGGAGGTAGAGGAGACAAAGATTATCACTAAGGGACGTTCTGCTGTAGGTGTTGGGCCAGTAGGTGTGTCTACCTCTGTGAGGAATAGAATCAAGACACCTGTTACAGATATGGTGGCAAAGTTAGGCACGTTAGAAAGTAAGATAGCTCAGACTATTGATCTAAAACTAGATACAATTAATAACAAGAAAGAACTTAAGCAACTAGATTTAGTTAAGCTTATGACTGGATTAGCTATAGCAATCGACAAGAGAAGATTATTACAAGGTGAAGCTACAGAGCATGTTGCGATACTTGTCAAGGAGAAGGGATATGATAAGATGGACAAAGATGATATCCTGGATATGATGGCTGATCAGAGAGGTGCAGATGTAGAATCTAAAGCAAAGAAATAAAATGGGAATAAAATTTGATAAATGTGTAAAGGAAGGCGGGAAGGTCCGCACAAAACAACTACCTGATAATAAGTTTATGAGGATTTGTATCCTGGATGGGAAGACTATTAACGGTGAAGTTCAGACAAAGAAGAATCCAAAGCGGGTTAAGAAAGTGAAGAAACTTAAAAAAACTAATAAATAATATGAGTAATAATAAATTAATGGGTGAACTATGTGTTCTTTTTTGAAAAAATATGAAGGTTTAAGCGACATTGAAAAAGATATGGTAATTGATATTTTATCATGTCTATATGAAGAATCAGATTTTTCTGAAGAAAGATTTGATATTAAAAGTTTTTTAGTAGAGAATAAAATATAATGCAACTCATACAAGAAGAAATCCAACTCGAGAATGAACGTGTAAATACTTTGTTCGAAGATTATCTAAAGAGTCACTCCGATATCCTTAGAGAGTCTTTGGTGTGGAAGGAAGAGGCTAAGAAGAGTATTGAGCAGAGAGGTATGTTGTATCGGTTATGTAGTATGCAAGACTCTGATGCGGAAATTACAGAAGCTATCATCTTTTGGATCAATCATTTCTGCTATTTAGCTACAACAAGAATGAAACGAAAGACAGCACCGTTTCTATTATTTGATTTCCAAAAGAAAGCTATTGCTGAGATGGTGACTTACATCGAACATGGAGGTGATGTTTGTATTGAGAAGTCTCGTGAGATGGGCGCGACTTGGTTATTGGTGGCTGTATCTGTATGGTTCTGGTTATTCAGGCAAGGAACTAACATCTTGTTAGGGTCATACAAGGAAGCTCTTGTGGACGATAGGAGTATTGACTCTATGTTTGGTAAGATAGATTATCTTCTGGATGGGCTCCCTAAGTGGATGCTACCACGTGGTTTTCATTACGATAAGCATAGAACAAAACTTAAGTTATCAAATCCTAAATTAAATAATCTTATCTCTGGAGACACGATGAACCCAAACTTTGGTCGAGGTGCTAGGAAGACATTTATATTCTTTGATGAGTTGGGGTTCTGGGACTATGCCAAGGACGCATGGGAGTCATCAGGTAACACAACTAACTGCCGGATAGGAAACTCCACACCTAACGGATACAACTTCTTTGAAGGATTAGTTTCTTCTGAGGGAGTACATAAGATTCGTTTGCACTGGTCAGAGAATCCACTGAAGGATGATCAATGGTATGAATTTCAGAAGAAACGTTTCTCAGAGGAGGAACTTGCTCAGGAAGTAGATATCTCGTACAGTAAGTCACGAGAGGGTCGTGTGTACAAGGAATGGAATGAGAACAATGTTGAAGAGGGGTTGTTTGAATATGATCCAAACCTACCACTATATATATCATGGGACTTTGGCCGAGCTGATGGAACAGCTATTATCTGGGCTCAGACAACAAATACAGGAAAGATTAGAATTGTAGATGCTTATTACAAAACAAATAAGATGATTGACTATTATGTACCATTAATCACTGGTGATATGTTAACTGAATATCAATACAAATATGAAGAAGATGAACTCGAATTGATGAAGAAACATAAGGACTGGAAACAAGCTGTGCACTTTGGTGATCCTGCGGGGATTCAAAGAAAGGATGCTGACCTATCTGTTATTGATACATTGAAAACTTATGGTATACATGTTAATTACTATACAAAGTTTGTAGCTCACTCAGCTAGACATAGTGTAACCAAAAGAAATATCATGCAAGGGGTTGAACTTAATCGTACCCCTGGTAATGATTGGTTGAACAAGTCTATGATTAACTATGCCTTTCCAAGGGTTAAGAAGGAGGGTGTATTACAGACACAGATTACAAATAAACCTAAGCATGACGAGCATTCACACATGGCGACATCGTTTGAGTATTTGTGTATTGGTTTAGAAAACTATCAAGGAAAAATATTGAAACCGTTTGATAAATTTAAAAAGAAAGATTCTCCAAGGTCATGGGGAGCTAGACGTAAAACAACAGGATATTAATTATGAAAAGAGAATACAAAATTATGTCAGCAATTAAAGCTGATAATATACAGGAAGCAACTAAGAGAGCTTCAAAGGCCGAGATCGTAAAGGTTTATCTTGAGGATGAATTGGAATATGATTTACCAGAGAGTAAAAACCCTATGGGGTTCTGTGAATAGTATGTCATATTGGTTTAATAGATTTAAGAAGGAGGCAGAAGCACTATCTCCGCATATAGAGTTTAGACGATTACCTCATGGGTTCTATCGTATCTATTGGGTTAGATCTGGACACTCAGCATATATGGGGGAGTGTTATGCTGAGATGGACGAGATTGGACATGATATTAATGAATTAGATATTAATCTAATCAGCAAGAAATACTTTGAGGAGTTCGAAGATAGAACTACGATTACAAGGAAGATAAAGAATTTCATTGAAGGTTATTGGGAATCTATTGACAGGTTCAAGACAAATGTATATATGTTCAAGAATAATAGAAAGCATCGTGAACAACAAATTGAAAGATACAAAACATTTGTTATTAAATAAACTTGACTAATTCTATATATTGTGTTATAATAGCGAACAACTAATCCTGCTACATGCCTACAGACCAAACAAAAAATGTCTCGATAATAAAAGAGAACGTCGCCGGTAATCCCAGTGATGAAGCAATAAAAGAAACTGAAAGATCATCATCTATGTTCGAGCAATCGGATAAAGAGGTTGATGTTTTTCAATCTACCTGGTTTAAGTTCTCTAAGGCAGCAGATAGGCGTAATAGAAACTTCGATAACTTTGACGGGATTGATCTTATCACCTACATAGAAGATTCTCAACGTAGAACAATAACTAACATTGACCAACGAGATGATATAGAAGACTGGCAGGCAGCAGTGTTCCATTCTGTTACACGAAATAAGGTACTAGCTATCCTTTCCAAGATAGTGTCAGTTCTTCCTGGTATAGATGTACTTAATGTAGGTGATGAGGATATTAGAAAATCTCAAATAGTAGGGGATATCCATGATTGGGCAGAGGACCAAACAGACTTCGAAGACTTTGCTGTACGTTATCTTTATGAATCTATCACTAAAGGAACAGCTATTGGTTTTGAGGGACATGAATTTAAGACACAGAAGATAAGACAAGTTACGGGAACGGGTGATGATATCAAGGTAACGGAGGGAATCAAGACTACAAACAAACTATTCTCACAGGTTGTGCGTCTAGAGGATTTTTATCCATCAAGTGTTGGTGTTACAGACATCAAGAGTCAACCGTATTGTTTCTGGCGCAAGGTTATGCCTATGCATCAATTCTTACAGGACTTTGCAATGTATGACAAATCTAAATTTGTAGAGCCAAAGAACACAGAGTTTGGAGACAGAGAAAAAAGACCCTTCTATTTAGACTATATTTCAGAAGAAGTGCCAGAAGGATTTGTCGAGGTTATTCAATACTACAATAAAGATGTTGACGAGTTTGTTATAATAGCTAATGCTATTTGGTTGAACCCTATTGAACAAGGAGATGATCCTGAAGTTATTTCACCTATTCCATTCACACATAAGGAATTGCCATTCTATGACTTGAAATATGAGTTGTATGATGCTGATTTCTTCTATGGGAAGTCTTTGCCAGATAAACTAAAGAACCTACAGGATGTATTGAATGTTCTAACCAACATGATGTTAGATCAATCATTCCTTACTATCTTCGCGCCAATCCTAACAAACGGTGCGGATTCTATTGAGGATGACTATCTCCGACCAGGACGTAGAACACCTATTGATACACAAGGGTTGTCTATTAAGGATTCAGTTATGACACTGGATATGCAAACTCCAACTTCATGGCATCAATTTATTCTCCAATATACAGAGAAAATTATGCAGGACGCTTCTCTGGATGATGTGAGTTCTGGTGTAGCTGGTCAGGGAGATCGAACTACAGCCCAAGAAATAAGAACAGCAGCGGAAGCAGTTGCAGCTATGTTAGGACTATTTGGGCGATTTGTGAAGACTGCTTTCAGGCGAAGAGCTTGGTTGAAGATTAAGAATGAACTTCAATTCTTTACTGATCCACGATATCCTGTACTAGAGAGAGTGATGGGTGGTGAAGAAGCAGAGGAAGCTCTTGTCTTTAATTCATTTAAAATAAATGATACAGTGCTTTCTAATGGAAAACGTGGACGTAAGGTTATTGACTTTTATCGTGATCCTGCTGAAAGACCTACAGCTAGAGAGCTTGAAGAAAAAGCTGTTATTGCAAAACTATCAAATAATACAGAGATAGAATATATAGCTCTAGATCCAGAGTATATCAGAACTATGGAATTTGATATCAAGTTAGTACCAAGTAAGTTCTCAGAAAACACAAAAGAAATTGAACAAGCTCTTACGCTAGAGAAAGCTCAAGTGTATATGAGTTTATTCCCAGAGTTAGTTGATCAGCAAGAGTTGTTAGCACAAGTTGCAGAGAAGTTTGGAGATGATCCAACTACGATAATGCGTGCGGATGTATTAAATCCTAATCCACAGACATCAGAAGGTACTCCTGGTTCAGCTATGAATGTAGGGCAAAATCAAGTGCAAGGTATGCAGGCCTCTGCAGGAGCTAATAGTCCCACTAGACTACAAAGATAATAATGAAAGATAAACCAGTAAAAGATTTAATAAGAGGTATACCTAGCCAGTTAGATGACAAGGATGCTGAGAATGCTATGTTCGCTGAACTGGCACAGGTTGAAGGTTTTATAGAATACCTAGTTGCCTCACAGGCAAAGGACATGCATCTTTTAATAAATTCTACAAATGAAAGTGCAGATTTAATCAAGGGAGCATACTTTAGAACACAACATTGGTACAAAAATGTCATCAAGAATGCTATACCCCTTGACGAAACCAAATAATTGTGCTATAATGTCGCACGATCTAATAATCATCTAGGTTTCTGTTTTATTCCCTAACAGAAATCTGTATGACTATTTGATAGTCAGTGTCGTTTTTTTGAAAAACTGATGGACCCAACCATCTCGAGGGCTCGCCTCGGTTATCAAGGAGTATTAATCAAGGGGTAATAAAAAATATATGAGTAAAGAAGAAAAAGACGGTGTTGAAAGCACGCCAAAGGACATCGAACCAAAAGAAGTAGAAATCGCACCAAAGGAAGACATTCTTCCTAAGGAAGTTGAAACGCCGGAGAAAACTCCGGAAGAAATAGAGGCACAGAAGTCTTTAGTTAATGAAGTCCAAGACCAAAGGAAAACAATTCAGGATAAAGATACCAGGATTGCAGAACTTGAAGTTTTGGTAAATGAATCTAAAGTAGAGGAAACAGATATTTCTAAGGCAGTAGATGAGGCGTTGAAACAGAAAGATGCGTCAAGAGCTAAGGTTAACCAAAAAACAGCTCTTGAGAAGTTCGTTAATGAACGTAAGGAATTTCATCCCGACAATGATCCAGCAGGTATTAAGCGAGCCGCTTTGGAAACAAAGTTAGCACGATTTAATTCATCTGGATATGTCGAGGTAGAAGACTTTATGTTATTGATTACAGATGCACATCGTCTGTTGGTTGGTACCGACACCCAACCAGAATCTCTTGTGGATAATCCACATTCATCTTCTAGTTCCAATTCAGGTAATGATCCTTCTTCATCTAAGAAGACTGAGTTCTCTGCAAAAGAGTTGCAGGTAATGAAAGATTCTGGATATAGTGAGGAACAATATTTGAAGATAAGAGAGTCTCACCCACGATTGGTTGAGGATCTCTTGGAACATGTTCATGTCTAATTACTAGACTTAGCAAAAATTAAAAACTATGGCATTTTTAACTAGAGGAACTCTATGTCCGCATGGAGCTCCAGTTCTAAGACGTGAAACTATAACTAATAGCCTTACTACTGTTATTGGTGATTCTGTACACTTAACTTCAGGATTCATCGCAGCAGGAACAGCGGCAGCATTAGTATACGGACACCTCACAGGACACAGCACTGACGCAGGCGTTGGTGTGAACACTACTGGTGCTGCGGGAGCAGCAGTCGGTAGTTATGTTGGAACATATGCAGCTGCATCTGATAACCAAACAGTAGCATTTGTAAAAGCTGAGTGTGATATTTCAAAATTTACTTTGGTAACAGCAGAATTCGAAACAGCAATTGGAACTACAACTGGTTCTAATCTAGCTGGTTACTTCTGTGATCTTGATAGCGCAACTCAACTAGACGAATCTGATACAACAACAACAACTATGCAATACGCATTGCATGGGGTCGACCCTCGCGATACAGATAATGCTATCGCAAGCATCTACGAATCACAAGTATTCGGAGTATAAATTAATCACTAAGATATAAAATAACATGGAAACAAGAGGAAAATGGACAGATCTGATTCCTGATACAGGACTCAAGATCGCACAAATGTTTGATCAAGGTGATATGCTTTATACACCTGGTATCTTCAATTTATTGAATAATCAAGCAGTTAGTGGAGCACAAGAAAACTACACTGGCAAAACAGGATTCGGAGAGGTAACACAATTCGATGACGGGGATGATATCCCAACAGTGCTTCGTGACAAAACTTACACAACCAAACCAGTTTGGAAAAACTATGGAGGTGCAGTGGAAGTTACAGCGAACACAATGGCAGATCGAGATTTCTCAGCAGAGTTGGACGAAATGAAAGATCTATCACGAGGTATTAACTATTCAATCGACAGATCAGGAATCCAACTATTCAATGGGGGATTCGCTACAACTGTTGCAGTTAATGGTTACGACATGACTTGGTATGCAGACGGTGTACCAGAGTTCTCAACAATTCACCCAACTGTTGTTGCAGGAGCAAGTACACAATCTAATGCATCATCTACAGGTATTACACTTGGACATGATAACTACGAAACAGGACGATTGGCACTTCACCTACAGCAAACAGATAATGGATTGGCACTTGCACTAGCAGGTAAACTAACATTGGTTGTTCCTCTAATATTAGAGAAGACATCAATGGAGACAATTAATTCTGATCTTACACCAGAATCCGCTAATAACGCTATTAACGTATTCAAGGGTACAACAGATATTGTTTCAACACAATTCATGGATTCAACGAATGGAGGATCTAACACAGCATGGTTCATTATGAACACAGAACGTGCAAAGTTCTTCCACCAAACACGTCAATCAAAAGAACTTAATTCAGATGTAAATATCCGAAATAAGGTAATGACGTTCACAGTTGACGCACGATGGATGAATACCATCAAAGACTGGAGAGGAGCATGGGGATCACAGGGAGACCTAGCAGCTTATTCAAGCTAACCACTTCAACTTCACACTTCTGTGTGGAGCGTAGGGTATCTCAGGGTATCCTACGCCCTGTACAGAACAGGCTCAATATAGTATCTATCTTTATTCGCCAAGATAGATCACACAGAGATATGCGAATAAACAAACAAAACTCTACAAAACCAGAAAGAATTATGGCAGAGGTGTTGAAAGAACTACATGTTCCATTCAAACATCGCTGGATAATCGAAGGTCGAGAAATAGATTTTGTGATAGGAAAGTATGCCATTGAAATAGATGGCCATGATCAGGACGGAGAGAAGAATGAATTCTTAGCTAGTCAGGGTTATATTCCATTACACGTTCATAATTCAGAGGTGAGTAGAGAATATATTATTAATCTAATAAAAAATTTATTATGTTAACAAATTATCCAAACGGAGTATCAAGTTATGGTATTCCAATAACGGGTTCAGTACCTATGATATTAGGTGCTAGTGGAGTAGGTAAAATATGGTTCGTAGATGCTACAAATGGTTCAGATGGAAATTCTGGATTATCAGCAGCCGAAGCATTTGCCACTCTGGCTGTTGCTTATGCAGCAGCATCATCAGGCGATACTATTGGATTGTCAACAAATGCAACCCATGAAATCACAACAGGTATTGCTTGGTCAAAGAGTCGAATCAACTTGATTGGACTTGAAATGCCAGGAAGGGTATTACAACAAGGTGCTAAGGTTTCATTGGTTGATGATTCTGCAACAGCTTATGTTGTAAGAAACACTGGAACACGAAATTCTTTCACAAATGTTAAGTTTATGCAGTCTTCAAAAGAAGCAACTGCACTTCACTGCTGGGAAGAAGGTGGTGAAGGAACATTGTTCCAAAACTGTTCTTTCGTGATTGATGTTATTGATAATCTTGACCTTACAACAGCTACAGAGTTTGTTATGGGTGGAGACTCTTGTACATTCAAAGAATGTGAATTCGGACTTGATACACTAGCAGGAACAGCTACGGCTCGTTCAATTATGGTAATGGACAAAGTAACAGGTGGAGCCGCTTCCTGTAAATCAAACAGATTTATTGATTGTACATGGATTGGTTCATCTACTGATGCTGACTTGCAATGTATTACAGTTGCAGCAGCTGGAGACATGCTGTTTACAACCCATCTAATCCGACCAACATTTATTGCCTCAATTTGCGCAGGTAATAGCACTATTGCTTGTACAAAAGCAGTTTCAACCGCTAACGGTTTAGTTAACGGTTCCTTACTTATTTCGTACCCAATGTGTCACGGATTTACAGATCTAGGAATTAACGGAACTAACAACGATCAATTGCTTGTTGTTGCTCCTTTGAATGTCGCGACCGATCTAGTAGGTATTGCACCAACAGCTACTTAATAGTCGAACTATCTTGACTATACTTAGTCCCTTCTGGGGACTACGATATGGTCGAGATGCAATTATCAGAAAATAATTAATTAATTATGAAAAAAATAACTAATCCAACAGATAAAGATATCAAAGTTCAAATCAAAGGAAAGGTACTTGAAGTATTGGCTAAAGGAGAACTTTCAGGAGTTACCGACGCAGAAGCTTCATACTGGAAAGATCATATCCACAAATTTATATTAGTGGGAGAAGATACAGGAGTGCCGACAGTTCCAGCTAAGGACGAAGAAGTTAAAGAAACAGCAGATGTCAAAGAAGTTGAGACTAAAAAAGAAGAAGGCAAGGAGAAAGAAAAGGAATCTACAATTGCAAAAGTAGTAAAGAAAGTAATTAAGAAATAGAACTATGGTACTATCTTATGCAAATCAAGTCTCTAGTGTACTTATAGGTTCAAAAGCAGGAACGACAAGAACATCTATTGCTTTAACAGCTGGTTACGATGTGGCTAACAAAACAAAAGAATTCGAAACTGGAGGTTTCTCTAAATTGAATCTAGATATTCTATATACAATGGGTTCAGGAGAAACATCTAATTCAATAGAAGTTCGTGTTGAAAACAGTTCAGATGGAACTAACTATTACAGAATTGCTAATGATACTACAGCTACAGACACATCTACGCTTACAAGACGTGAGTTTACTTATGTAGGTATTGACGCAACAACAGCTACTATCTCTATTGGTCTAGATATATTCTATAAGTGGATGAAGATTTCTGTCAAAGAAACAGGAAAGGCATCCAACTTTGGATCAGTCTTTGTAGAGAGTACACTATCGGGAAGATAAAATTATGTCAGATGTAGCAAGCAAAACACAACTTGCTAATAAGGAAGCACATTACGCACAGATTTTAGTGAACATAGCTGATTCTAATACAGAATTGGCTTGTTTATTATCAGAGAAAGATTCAGTTTCAAATAAGTTACTGGATCTTCAGAAAGCTATAAGTAATGCTAGGCAGACATTGGCAGTAATATTAGATGTTACAAGTGATAAAGATGCTAACAGTACAAAGCGGATGAACTTTGTTGTACAAGAAGAAGAAAGATTAGAGAATAAATTAATTGATTTTGCTCGTATTAAGGATTCTCTTGTAAGGGCAATTGATAGGAAAAAGAAAACTCTTGATCAGTTACAAGTTCAACAGTCGAATAGCACCTCTACATATACATCTGAGTGTGAACAGTTACGTGAAGATATTGTATTGTATGAAGGCATCAAAGAGTCTTTGATAGATAAAAATAATGTTCAGGAATTGTCCTTTCACGAGGCACAAGAAGAACATAAACAAAAAGAGAAAGATAATCAATTTGTACTCAATCAGTTAGCTACTTTGATTGGACAACAGACTGTATTATTACAAGATTTGGAAGAAGACGTAGACGAAGAACGAGATAAGTTGGTGAAAGGTCGAGAGGAAATTGAGTCTGACAAAGCAAGAATAAAAAGAGAAAGGGAAGGTCTAGATGTTTTGATTAGACGATTTAAAAAAAGATATAAGGATATGTATCCTAATAGAGAAGTAAAACTATAATATGGGAATTCGCTTACCACAAAATCCGGGGATTGGAGGACTAGATGAGTTGACTCCAGCAGAAGAAGATTTCATTGAAAATCTAGTTGGTTTGCCTTACGCTAAAGGTGACATACTTTATCACAACGGAGTTGATTTAATCAATTTAGGCGTAGGAACTGATAACGCTATTTTAAATGTTGTTACAGACATACCAGGTTGGATTGACTTTTCAACTTTTAATGGTAATTTAGATCATGATGCACTTGCTAATTTTGTATCAGATGAACATGTTGCCCATTCAGGAGTAGACATAACAGCTGGTGTTGGTTTAACTGGTGGGGGAGATATTTCAGCTACTCGCACTATTAACCTAGACATCTCCACGCTAACAGCAGACACAGCTATAGGGGCAACAGATGTAATAGCGATACATGACGGAGCAATGAATCAAATAACTTTTGCTAATTTTGAGGGTGCGATAGACCACGCCAATATAATCGTAGGTGCTACTAATTCAGACCATGACGGAAGATACTATACAGAAACAGAAATGGGGGCTACAGCTTCTCCGTCTGGTGCTTCATTAGTTGGTATTGAAGATTCAGAAACATATTATACTGGAACAGAAGTAGAAACTGCTTTACAAGAAGTTGGAGATAAGTTTGATGCCATGAATGAGCCAACTGGTTTTCCTAATCGTACTGATAGTGTTATTACTTGGAGTGATAGCACTCCTGATTATACACTTTCTATTGCTCCTACTAATGGTAGTTTTTCTTTTTATCAAGATGGTTTAAAATATACTAAATCAAGCACAGAAACACACCAGATTAGTGGAGCAGAAGGAATTCATTATATTTATTATGATGCTGGTAATTTAACTAGTACTGCTAATCCTACCTTTGCACAAGAATTCACTATTGTTTCTTTGAAAGTTTTAGTATCTATTGTTTACTGGGATGCAACTAATAGTGAAGGAATTTATATTGGTGAAGAACGACATGGTATTACAATGGATGGAGATACTCACGCTAACTTACATTTTAGTGTTGGGCTTAAATGGTATATTGGACTTGCGTTGAACACTATAGACGCAGACC